ACTTAAACCACACTTGTTTAAAATTACAAGTAAGCATTGAAGACATAAAAACGAAACATCCAAACCGAACCGATTTAATAAGTTCAATGGAGCAAAGTTTACACGAAATAAAAAAAGCAATGGTTGTTTATGAAGTCTTGGAAAAGGAGTTTAGAGTTGCAAGGCAAATGAATTTTAATTTAGAGCGTTTAAATTTAGAGCAAAAACAAGAAATACAAAACCTTAAAAGACAAATTGAATTTAACAATATAGACTTATGAACGTAATAAACACAAAAAAAATTGAAAATGATTTATTAATAAACGCAGATTGCTTGGAAATATTGCCTTTATTAAACGAAAACGAAGTTGATTATTCTTTTACTTCACCACCGTACAATAGAAAAAGAAACGACAAATATTCTAATTTTACAGACATAAATAATAATTGGCTTCAGTTAAATATAGATGTAATTACTCAACTTTTAAGAGTAACTAAAAAACACATTTTTTATAATATTCAAACAAATTATTACAACCGACAAGACGTTTATAAATTAATTGGATATTTTAATAAAAACATAGTTGATATTCATATTTGGGAAAAATCAAACCCGATGCCAGCAAGTGGTAAAAATATTACAAACGCAGTTGAATACTTTTTAATATTAGGAAATGAAAGTTTAAAATCAAATACTACTTATACAAAAAATATTATAACAACTTCAGTAAATTCAAATATGCCAAAAGAACATAAAGCGGTTATGAAAGACGATGTTGCAAAACATTTTATAGAAAAATTTACGCAAGAAAACGATGTTATTTTAGATTGTTTTTTTGGGTATGGAACTACAGGTTTAATTGCAAAAAAATTAAATAGAAAATTTATTGGAATAGAAAAAGAAAAAATTTATTTTGATATGGCTTTTAAAAGATTGGAAACATTTACACAAAATAATATTGACTTATGAACGTAGTATCTTTATTTAACGGAATGAATACAGGAAGACAAGCACTTGAAAACGTAGGTATTAAAGTAAAAAAATATTATTCAAGTGAAATTAAACCGTATGCAATAGAATTAACGCAACATCATTTTCCTGACACAATCCAAGTTGGAGACGTAACCAAATGGAAGGAATGGGATATAGATTGGAAAAACATTGATTTAATTTTAAGTGGCTCACCTTGTCAAGATTTATCAGCAGCTGGAAAACGAGCAGGAATAAACGGAAGTAGAAGTAGTTTGTTTTTCGTGTTTGTAGAAATTTTAGAACATATAAAAAAACTAAATCCAAAGGTTTTATTTTTACAAGAAAATGTTGGAAGTGCTTCAAAGTTAGATGTTGGAATTATGAGCCGTGCTTTAGGCGTTTACCCTGTTCGTATAAATTCAAAGTTAGTAACAGCACAACTGCGAGATAGATACTATTGGAGCAACATAAAAACGAAAGAAACTATGTTTGATATTGTTACTGATATTCCACAACCAAAAGATTTGGGAATAATGTTTAAAGATATTTTAGAAAACGGCACTACTGATAGAATTAAAAGTAATTGTTTAACAGAACGAGAATATAAAAATATTTATAAGGATATGGATAAACTAAAAAAACATATTGAAAATAAAAGAAAACAAGGTTTTGAGCCATTAATTCACGCAGTAGTTGGAAATAAAGTAAGAAATTTAACTAAAAAAGAATTTTGCCGTTTACAAGGTTTTCCTGATAACTATTGCGACATTTTAACAATTCAAAAAAGCGTTAGTTTACTTGGTGACGGTTGGACACTACCAATAATTGAACACATTTTTAATTTTATAAAACGATGAAAAACACGAAGAAATGTTTTAACTGTAAAGAAGAATTTACACCGTTCAGCACCTTACAAAAGTTTTGTTTAAAAAACGAATGTATAAAAGCAATGGTTGAAGCGCAGAAGTTAAAGGAATGGAACAAGAAGAAAAAGAAGTTAGTTGAAAACTTAAAAACTGCAAACGATTATTTAAAAATTGCTCAACAGGTGTTTAATAAATTTATTCGTGTTCGTGACGCTGGACTTAATTGTATTTCGTGCAACAAACCTTGTAAAAAAGAAAATGCAGGACACTATTATTCGCAAGGCGGACATTCAGCAGTAAGGTTTGATGAAGACAACGTACACTTGCAATGCGAAGCTTGTAACACTTATTTAAGCGGTAATTTGTTAAACTACCAGATAGGCATAGAAAAACGAATAGGAGCGCAAAGATTAATGGAACTTCAGGCAAAAGCACACGAAGTTAAAAAATGGACAAAAGACGAATTAAAACAAATAATAGAAACCTATAAACAAAAACTAAAATGATAGAAATTAACGTAAGTAAAGAACAATTAGAACGTGCAAAAAACTTATACGAATTTAAAGTTTTAAATAATTCATTAAGTAAAGGCAAAGGAAATTTAATTGGTGCAATAGGCGAAATTGTTCTTTTTGATTATTACACAAACAAAGGAAAAAATGTAGTTCACGCACAAGATTTTGAATATGATTTAATAATTGAAAAATATAAAATTGAATGTAAAACTCAATCGTCTAATTATACGCCAAAAAGTAATTACGATTGCAAATTAAGCACGTTTAACGATAGTCAAAATTGCGATTATTATTGTTTTTTACACGTCTTAAAAGATTTTAGTAAAGTTTGGATAAAAGGAATGCTATCAAAAGAAAACTTAAACCAATTAAAGATTTTAAAAAAAAAGGGTGAACGCTGCGATGTATACAAAGATTTTATTTTTCCTGAAGACACTTGGATTGTAAAAAACCACCAACTTAAAAGAATTAAAAACTAAATTGTTAATAACTTTTATAATTTAATTAGATTTATATATAAAAAGGTTGTAGATTTGCATATAATTATTTACTAACAAAAACAAAAACTATGAAACATTTATTTAAAAGTTTAACAGCGTTCCAACAAGAAGTACCTGTTATTCACAAAGCAACACAAGGTTATGGTTACACTTACGCAGACTTACCGAAAATCTTTGAAGTTATAAACCCATTACTAAAAAAACACGGTTTAGGGTTTACACAACTAATTAACGGAACACAAATTGCAACTTGTTTATTTCACGTTGAAAGTGCTGAAAGTATCGAAAGTAAAATTGACATACCACAAGGAGTAATTTTAAAAGGAATGAACGAGTTCCAAGTATTAGGAAGTGCAATAACTTACTTAAGACGTTACGCTTTAAGTTCAATGCTTGGTTTAGTTACGGACAAAGACACAGACGCTTCTGGAGAACAAGTAAAACACGAACCTAAAAAAGCTACAATAGACAACGCACGTTTTCAAAAAGCAATTGACGCAATTAGCAAAGGAGAATATACCGTTGAAGAACTAACAACAAAGTTTAGTTTAACACCTGCACAATTAAAAACGTTAGAAGTATGAACCCTAATCAACTTAAACTTAATTTAAAAACTATGAAAGCACCAAGACAAGACCACGAAATTCAAACTATTAAATATTATAATTTTTTATTAGATTTAAAATACAAAATAGATAATAAAAACGAAGTTATAATTAATAATTTTTGTCGTAAAAATAAAGTTACAACAAGATTTGTTCCTTTTTTAATTAAAAATAAAATTGTTTTTAGAGATGAAAATGATATGTATGTTTGGAATGAAAAAATACCTGTTACTAATCTTTTAATTAAAAAATTTCGCCAGTTTTGTCGTGAATATCAAAAAAAATACCGACCTACAAAAAATAAAGAAATAATTAAAAACGAACCTAAATTAATTAAACAACGTTCTAAAGTTCATAACATAGGGAAGGAAGAAACAAAAGTTATTTATTCAGTTCAAAAACAAGAAATAGGACTTATTCGTAAATTTTTAAAATGGATTTACTGATGAAAATACGTTGTTCAGCATTGGGGCGGTTAATGACCGCTCCACGCACCAAGACCGAGACATTAAGCAAAACAGCAAAGAGTTACATCCAAGAACTTGTTTTAGAACACAAATACGGCATTAAAAAAGAGTTTAGTTCACGTTACACCGACAAAGGTTTACAATGCGAAGACGAAGCAATAAGTTTGGTAAACGATGTTTTAGGTTTAGGGTTTATATTCAAGAACGAAGAACATTTTAACAACGATTGGATAACAGGAACGCCTGACGTAAACACGAATGAAATTTTACTTGACATAAAATGCAGTTACGAAGCACATACTTTTCCGTTCTTTGAAGATGAAATACCTACAAAAGATTATTACTATCAATTACAGGGTTATATGTGGCTAACAGGCAAGACCGAAGCGTTGTTATGTTATTGTTTAGTAAATACACCTTTAGAAATAGTTGAAGACGAAATTAGACGTGAACATTGGAAACAATTTAAAATTGACGAAGACGCAGAAATTAGAGAATACGTAGAAAAGAAACATAACTTCGACCATTTGCCAGAACAAACAAAAGTAAAAGTCTTTAAAATTGAAAGAGACGAAACTGTAATTTGGGAAATACAAACAAAGGTTGAAGAAGCAAGAATTTATTTTAACAGTTTAATTGAAACAATATGAAAGAAAAAACAATAGCAATTATTATTTGGATAGCAATTTATGGTTTTGCTGCCGTTGGTATTTACAATTTATTTAATTGGTTGATATGAACATACAAATACAAGACAAAAACGTTTTAAGCGTAATGGCTAAATTTAAAGAACGTTCGGAAGCAGGAATAAAGAAATACAAGACAACGTTAGAACGAACCGATTTAACAACGTTAGAATGGCTTACACACGCACAGGAAGAAGCAATGGACTTTGTTCTTTACTTGGAGCGACTAAAACACGAATACAAACAATTTAAATAAATAAAAATGGAAACAAGAAACAACACAGGTGCAATTTTTAAGAACGACAACAAAAAAGCGGAAAACCATCCAGACTACAAAGGTAAAGTAAACGTAAACGGCAAGGATATGGAAGTAGCGTTATGGTTGAAGACTTCAGCGAAAGGAGTTAAGTTTATGTCGGCTTCATTTAGTGAACCATTTGTAAAAAGTGAGCCACAAATAAATAAAAATGAGCCACAAAATACAAAAATTAATAGTACATTAAAGCAAACAATTATACACGAAAGCAATTTCGATAACGATGACTTACCGTTTTGATATGTACATACAAGACGAGCAGTTACGAACTGAAGTAAAAAAGATTTTAAGGTTAAAAACACGAAACAGCATCGTAAAAGAAATACAAGACAAAGGAAATAAATTTCACTTTTTCCAGCTTACAAACTTTTTAGAAGGCAAAGACGTTTCACTTTCAACGCTTAAAAAAATAGATTACT